GATGTCTTCTAAAATCTGTTTCGAATAAAAATTCAAATCCACTTATCTTACCTATAGTAGCAGCATCAGAATAAGTACTTTCAGTTCCATCATAAAACGTGTTAGCACGATTTTCATATCCAAATCTAGCTATTTTCCTTAACCCTAATGATATTGAATAATCAAATGGTGTTTCAACCACCTCTGTTTGTAAACCATCTAAGACTGAATATATATTCTGATCTGATATAGATGTTCCACCATTTGCAGCAGCATAAAATGTAGAGAATTTAAATGTTTTATTTAGTTGTTTTTTAAAATTGTTTTCTTGAGCAACTAATGTGCCACATAAAAACATCAATAGCATTACAGCTATATAAATATAATTAGATATATCAACTCTTCTTTCCATTATTATTTGATTTTAATTACTTTCTTATTTATTACTATTTTATCATACTTAATAATTAAGTTATAAATACCATCGGGATAATTAGATAAATCAATTCTTCTTGAATCATCCAATCTTATAATCTTACCCATCATATTATATAATTCAACTTTTATATTTAATCTTGTTTCTATTGTAAAGATATCTTTAGTTGGATTTGGATAAACAACTATATCACTACCTGTTAATTCGTCTATACCTACGGGCCAACCATAAGCACAATACTCATACATAGATTGACATGTGTTATCCCATTGATTATTACAACAGTAATCATCTACATTTATAACCCAAGCATAACATTCGTCGTTTAACCAAAATGGTTCACCTGGACCACCAATACAACCAGCATTGTATAAGCAAGTATCATTATCTGGTAAGTTTACTAACGGGTCATAATTAAAAGCATTAGGATCAGCACAACCTTCTACTATAACAACACAAGTACCGTCGTCGTAACAAGCATTAACATCATAGTTGAGAGCTGTATCATCTGTGCAACCACCAATGTAGCAACAAGAGTTATCTAACGTGTTAGCGTTTGAATCATAGTTGAGAGCTTCTTCATCAATACATCCATATATAAACTCTATACAGCTTCCATTATCCGTGTTAGCATCAGGACTATAGTTGAACATCATTTCATCTATACACCCAAACACCACTGGAACACATGAACCATTATCAGTATTAGCATTCTCATCGTAATTAAAAGCTGTAGGGTCCGTACAACCGTATGTGTAAGGTATACAACTACCATCATCCTCAGTTGCTTCTTCACTGTAGTTTATAGATTGTGGATTGGTACAACCCTCTATTTCTAGTTGATCGCACACTCCATCTCCATCAGTATCGTTAATACAATTACCGCTACAATTATAATACTGAGCTGGATAAACACATCCGCCGTTATCAGCGTTAGCACTACTACTATAATTACAAGCTGAAGAATCTGTACAGCCTAAGAATATACAAGCACCGTCATCTACATTAGCATCAGGATTATAATTCCAAGCGCTAGAATTCATACAACCCACAACTGTAGAAACACAACTACCATCATCATAGTTCGCTTCTTCATTGTAATTAAAAGCTAAGTCGTTGGTACAACCCTCTATCACCTCTATACAACTACCATCATCGGTATTAGCTTCTTCATTATAGTTTAGAGCTTCAGCATCTAAACATCCTTCAATAGTTGGAATACATAATGTGCCACAGAAAGGCATTGCTTGATATGTTTCAAAAAATGGAGGTTCAAATGGTTGTAAAGAACCTTGACCATTATCAGCAAAAGGATTCCACCCTTCATATAATAATATATCTCCATTACCGTTTGTTAGTTTAAATGAATTATGTAGTGTTTGAAACTCTACTTCATCTGGAGGTGTTTGTTGTCCACCTACTTCAAAATAAAACACCTTTACTGGTTTATCTGTTTCTAACCAAATAGGGAATGTTTGTTCATATTCACCTGGACCCATTGTAAATGACCATTGGTTATCTCCTTGTATAATACCTAAAAATGAATTACCCCAACCATCAGCTCCAGCATCACCCATCCATAGTTCATAGTTACAATTAGGATATATTTCCATTTGCGTTGCTTCTTCATCGTAGTTAAAAGCGATAGGGTCAACACAACCAAGTATATGTTCTGTCAAACAACTTCCGTCATCAACCGTATACCATGGAGCAAACTCTTGATATAGTGGGTCTGTGCAACCAGCTGATTCTTCTGTTTCACAAACAATAGCTTCTTGCCAGCCTGAATAAGCTACACTACCAAAACCAACCCCTACGTTTTCTTGATTAGCGTTTAGCCATTCACCACTAGATAGTTGGGTTATGGTATCACCACTGCAACCTCTAATAACAACATCTCCATCTAAATCACCACCTGATGTAGAGCCAGCTAAACCATCTCCATAGGTATCAGATATTATAAATTCAAACCCAGCTTCCATTACACAATAAGAATATGAAAACGTTTGCCCAATATCTTGATAGTTATAATCTCCACTAGCGTGTTCATCTATTGTACCACCACTAACTAATGACCAACCCGTTTCACCCGGCCAATTATCTAGTGTTATATCTACTGTGATAGAAGTATAACCATCTCCACAAGCCGCTATATCACAAGAGCCATCGTCGATATTAGCCCAAGGATTATAGTTTAAAGCATTCTCATCTGTACAACCTTGAGTGCAATAGTATGGAGTATAGAATAGTGTATCAGAAACAGTGCTATCAGCTGTTACAGCTATAAAGTAAAACTCCTCTTCCCAATTAGGAGGCATTTGACCATTACCCGCGTACGTTCCCCATATACCACCTGGTATATTAACATTAAAAGTGTAAGCATTAGTATTATCTGTACTACCGAAAGTTATTTGATTTACAACACAATTAGGATTCTCAGAAACATCCCAGTTGTAATAAAGAAGAGCTGAACCTTCTTGACATGTTTGTTCTACGTATAGATTTGTAAAACCAGAACAAGGAGGGTATTCGCATAATGTTAAATCATTAACATCTGCATCTGGGTTGTAATTAGTTGCTGCTTCGTTCATACAACCAATTACTGGTGGATCTGGTGGAGCACATGGAGCTATAGTTAACGACTCAATTAAACCTATACCGTAATCTCCTTGAGCATAAAATAATGTATCTTGACATTCATTAGATACTAAACAATAACCATCATTAGGCCAAGACAAACCATCTCCAAAAGAATCTAAAAGTTCAAATGTCCACTGACCAGAGTTTAGTTCTATAAACTCATAAGCATTTGGTTGTAAGTATTCATAACCAACACTATCCATAGATATAGTATCTGTTTCGTTATAAAAACTCCACGACACTTCTTCTGCGTAATTATCAAATTGAAACTCTATTTCAACCCAAGAGTCTTGAGCTATTAATAATATTGGTAGTAAAAATAATATTAAAATCTTTTTCATAATTATTTAATTTAAAATTGGTCCATAATAATTTCATCAACAACCTCTTGAACATCGCTCTTAGTTGCTTTCATTGCGAAAGATATATCAGCTTGAAATCTTTTTACTTCTTTACCATTGAATACTATGATAGTGGGTACAACCACTATTTCGTATTTAGCTTGTGATTCTGCGTCTATTGCTATATCAATGTATTTTGTTTCGCAATCTTTAAGTTTCTCTAACCACTCGACATTATTAGCGGAGTTCCAACCAGCGTTAAATTGTACAACACAAACCTCAGCGTCACATGGTGATTGAGCAAAAGTTAAAAATGGTATAACAAATAATGTTATTAATAAATTCCTCATATTATTTTTTCTTTTTAGGTATTGGTTTACCTTGTTTTTTCCAAATTGCCTTACCTTTTTCATCTAAATCCTCATATCTAACTACATCTTCATTCTGTTCTTCTAAAAACTTTATATCCTCTTCGGTATAATGTTTTGGATATTTTTTCTTCGGTGGATCAGTCTTTGTGAAAGCTGAATATCCTTTCATTTTAAATCCCATAATATTTTTATTTTAGTTTATCTATTTTTTCTTCTATACGATCTAAATCATCTTTAATCTCTTCAACATCCTTTTGAGTATTCTCAATTGTCAGTCGTATATTTTTATCTTTCATGTCAAACTCCATTCTAGTAACATCTGGTGGAGGAGCAACAGGTAGTTCTTTTGCTTCAGCGATATCAGCCTGAAGCATAAACCACATTGAAATTATAGTTGTCATAACAAAACCTATACCAGCCAAGGTTTTTATACTAATCTTAAAAGTTGAATCTTCATTTAATTCTTTTGCCATTATGATTTATTTTTTAATTTATTTCTTTTCTTTCTAAATTTAGCACTATATGACAATGCACCACTTCCACCATCAGTGTTGGAAAAATCTGATATTGGAGGAGCTTCTTCTGGTACCACTTGTACTGCTGATGCTTCACCTCCTTCTCTTTCTTTTAACCAATTCCTAACTTTACTGTTCACCAACAGTCCTCCCATCATCATTCCTTTTATTTTAAATGCCATAATTGTTTATTTTTTATTGTTTGCAAATTTTTCAACTCCAGCGATACCGAAGCAACCTAACGTAACCCACACAAATGAGTCATACACGAATTTATTAATGGTTAATTCTAAACCCCAATAACCTGTTGAAAGATCAAGAGCCATAACAACACACATAACAAAAAATGCTATTGCACCTATTATAGTCTTTTCATTCCAATCATTATTATCTTTAAATATATTCATATCAATTTATTTAATCTAAAGTAAATCCATTTTTTTCTTTTATTTTATCAAGATCATCAATACCTTTCATAAGCCAAAAATTTAAAATATATTTGTCATTACTCAAAGGAACGTGCCCTTTATGCATATGGGTAAAATAAGTTGGAAATATAACTAGCGTTCCTCTTCTTGGCATTATTTTTAATCTTTGATGATAAAACTCAGTTTCTCCACCCTCGTCAACAGTATTCAAGTAGTACATACAAACTAATTGTCTAAAAATACTAACCCCGCTTGCAAAATTATCAGAATGAAATATGTGATATCCACCAGTATTTTTAATATATTTTTTAATCGAAACTTCATATGGAAATATAGAGAAAAAATCCCATATATTTGGCATATCATATACTAGTTTATATTTTTCTGTATATTTGTTTATATTATTTTTAAGACTTGTTTTAATCTCACTTAATAAGTCATCATCGAGTTTGTGTTTAATATCAACTAAGTTCATATCTATACTATCTTTTTTATCCTTATCTACACCATATCCCATTCTACCACTCTTAGCGTGTTCTTTAAAATCTTCAAAACTGTTCACAATATAGTCACAACTCTTATCTGATAGAGCATTACTATACATTTCAATAAAATTACTATTCATTATTTAATTATATTTAATTTATTCTTTATATTTAATTTATTTTAATCTCCAAATGGAACGTCTTCATTTAAATCTTGTTTTTCTTCTTCTACTACTTTTACTTTCACTCTTTTACCACCATTATATTCAGTAGCATATCCTTCTTTAACTAAGCAATCATTAACACAAGTCTTTGTTATTAGATCTTTTCCATCTAGTTTATCAATGTGTAGTTTACCTAGTACTCTACCGTATTTACCAAGCTCTTGAGATTCTAATTCAAATTTATTATCAACACCTTCCATCATGGTTATTAATCTATCTTTAGCTGCCAAACCTAATATCTTCTCTTGTTTATCTCTAGTTCTAGATTCTGGAGCATTAATACCAGCTAAACGTATCCTCTTTTTTACATGCACACCGAACCCTAAGTCGATCATAGCATCAACGGTATCACCGTCAACAACTCTAGTGCAAGTTGCATTATAATTATACATACTTATATTGTTTTGTAAGTTATTGTTACCTCTTCTCCACAATCAACAGCTTTAGCTATTCGTGAGTATATTCTTTTATATGCTTGAGTTGATTTACCTATAAAACCGTCCTTCGTGATTTGATTATTTTCTTGGGAGTCTCCAACGAGTAAACAACCCGCGGTATGTTCATCAGTATTTCCACAGTGAATAAGTATATACTCAAAACCAGGAACGTTAAGCACGTGGAGCATACCAACATGAATGTCAGGAAAACGTTTAGAATATTTTTGATGATATCCACCTTCTTTTCTAAGACCCAGTTTATAAGTTCCATTAGGTATCCTTGTTTCTCCATATTTTTTTTCTTCTCTGTATTCATCTTCCAGTGTGTACGCTAAAAATTCACGTTTACACCTAAAACCCTCAGCATGAGGAGCTGGTGCAAATTTATCTAGCTCTAATAATATACCATTAGTACTATCAGTACCACTACTTATTCTAATTACTTCTAATTCCATTTATTTAATTATTATTGACAATGATGGCGCTCCACCACTGCCGTCGTTATTAGTTGTTATTCTCAAGTTGTACAAATCACTATTAAAAGATAAACCCGTATTTAAAACCAAAGTTGCACCAACGGGTATATCTACGTCTTTTATAAAAAAATATTTATTATTACCAGCATCTGTTGACTCTGATGCGGCTGCATCTTCTAAAAAAACAGATATATTTTCAGCTGCCAAAGAATCAACGTTGCAGATAGATATATATACTATTCTACCTCCTTGATCTCCGCCTTTTGATATAAGATCTGTAGTTGTTGTGGTTGTTATATTCTTATATACCGCCATATTATTTTAATGTTAACGTTACTGATTTGGTTTGACTCCCTATTTTACCTCCAAAATCTCTTGTTGCTATAACAGTTAATTCATAAGCACCCTTGTTTGTTAGTGTTAAATCACTAAAGGATAGTGTCGTACTAGAACCAATAACTGTTTTATTATCTTTGTTCGATGATATTTCTGTTCTAAGATAATCTAATTCATCTTGCATTAGTTGCATTTGATACAAAACGGGTCCAAGAACTCTTAACTGACCCATATCATTTAAGTAATGATTGTTGTCAAAATCCTCTTTCATTTCATTAAAAACAGAGGTGCTTATTTTATCAGCATCACTACCTGTTTTAGAATATATACGTTCAAATTTCTTACTTGTTAGTGCCATGTTTTATTTATTTATGATGTAAATATTTGACTAGATCCAGTATATTGATCGTCCCAATTTAACTCTAACACAACCTTAGCGTGAAACTGTGTATTCGATGACATAGAGGAAGCAGCTTGTATAGATATTTTCATAACTTCTCCTTTAGCTATTGTAGCACTATCAAACGCCCAGTAGTGAACGTCGTTTTCACCAGACGCGTCAACTGTTAATGTTTCTGCTTCTACTGAAGATTTTGTACCACTACCAACAGGGTCTTTCCATACAGTTATTGTCACGTCTTCAGAAGATGTTATATTACTCATTCTTATGATAACACATTTAACAGTTGTTTCACAAGGAGCTATCCAGTCTGTAAGCGTGTTACCTTCAGATGTTGTTTCAGACGTACTATCTCCCAGTGGTATATAATGCAATGTCGTGCCTAAGCTGTCATAAAAACTACAAGTTATAAATGACATAGCCTTATTGTTCAAGGCCATAGTCCCAGTAGCATCAGGCATTGTTATTGTTTTATTACCATCCACACTACTCGCGCCTGCAAGTGATATTGTGTTTGAACCGTTATCTGTATCTTCAGTAAACCTAATAGAAGATGCGGCTGTAGTACTACCACTCATCACTATACTACTGCCAGTTGCTAATCTTCCATTTATAGTTGTTGTTGATCCTGTGCCATAACCAATAGTGGTATTAACAATATTCGAAGACGAGTGACCAGTTAGTGTTATACCTTCTTGTAATGCTGATGTTGTACCATCGCTTGTTCCAACGTTAAAAGTTAATTTTCCGGCTTCATCGGTATCAGCTGCTGATTCGATAGTTGCGTGTATAGCAGCATAACTAGTTTCTTCTTGAGCCGCGTTATCCCCTTTGAATTGTATAAGCCCCACCCCATCTGCATCTGCGGCAGCTGCACCTTTGTCTTTTAATAGTGTTATCGTGGAACACTTACTAGCATGATTCTCTTGATTCTCAAGTACAAGATCAGGATAAAAACCACCAGTACTTGCTAAATGAAAAGTCTGTCCATTCCATGTGGCGTTAGCCTCAGACGTTACGGTACCATCACCATCGTCTGTTAATAGTTGGTTAGCAGAGCCATCAACTCCAGCTCCGTGTAAATCAATAGTAGTTGCAGCTAAAGAACCCGTGACAGTTGTGTTTCCTTCTAACTCGATGGTTCCAGCGGCGTCTAGTGTTATGTTACCGTCAGCGGCAATTTCAAAGTGAGCAGCGGTTGCATCATCATCAATAGTTGTTAAGGTTGTAGCGCCGTGTGTTCCAGTGACGATAGTAAACATATCTCCATTATCAGCAGAGCTAAGACACTTTATGTCTGTACCACCATCTGTAACTTCTGTTGTTATACCGGTGTTATTGTCACCACCTGTTGCTGTAACTTCAATACCACTGGTAGAAGTTGTTCCTTGATTACTAGTTGTAAATCTAGCTTTAAATTCTCCAGCCAATAAGCTTTGTGTTCCACTAGCGTGATTGGTGGCTGCATCATAAACGTCACTAACGAAACCCTTAAATGATTTTGTTTGTCCAGACGCTGTAACACCAGCTTTAGCATATTGAAACTGCATCCCAATACCATCTAAACTAGTCGTGCCAATATCAACAAATTGACCATTAAACAACTTACCTGTTGTTAACGTTGTTGACGCTGCATTAATAATGTGACTCGTTGTGTTAAGTGGCGATATAAAATTAAGAGCTACCTCATCAACATCATTATTAGCAATCTCAAGAGCTGGCCCACCACTAGAAGCACTATTAGTTATTTTAACACCATCAGTACTTTGTCCTATATCAAAGTTAGTAGAATTAGCTGTTATGTTACCATCTACTACAAAATTTAAATGAGCGGTAGACCCAACACCACTTTCAACTGTGGTCATTGTTGTTTGACCATTTGCTACTGTGGATATAGTGAAATAATCACTCGCATCAGCTGAACTAATTGCTTTGTAATCAATACCCCTACCGTCTGTCGTCTTAATAAGTATACCAGTGTTAGTATCGGCACCTGTTGCTGATACGTCTAATCCTATGTTTTCTAAAGAACCATCAAGTGATGTAAAAGCTAAGTTAATATCATGTCCAGTTAAAGTGAATGTTGATGCAGCATGATTTGCTCCTGTACTTAAAAGTTGTGTTTTTTGACCAACTATACTTTTTGTTTGACCAGTTGCTAAAACACCTGTAGACAGAAAATCAATATTGACTAAACCGGTATTTGTAACACTCGTTGTTCCACTTTCTGATTGAGCATAGTGAATAAAACTTCCTGTTGTTAAGCTATTACCTGTAACATCAAAAATATCTGCTGTGGTAGAAGTACTAGTAAGGTCTAGATTTGTACCATCAAAAGTAAAGTTCGCTTCAGCGTTTAAATCTGTTCCACCACTAGATGTTACAATTCTATTATCACTAGCATTACTTATTTCTAAATCTGTAGCTTCGGCTGATGCCCCTATATCAGACAACACTTCTGCTCCAGTTCTATAACCAATTTTGTTATCTCCATCAACAACTAAAAACTTATCAGTATCAGAACCAGGATCAGCAAGTTCTTCCAGGTAAACGTCTGAGCGAAACCTAGATATAAAACTCCATATGTGTTGTCCTATCCATTTCATTTTATTAATTCTGCTAATTTGGTTACAACATCTTCCATTTCAATACTACTACAAGATTGAAAATCTTTATTGTAATTTGACATTGCTATTTCATTTAACTTATCCCAAGTTTCCATTATATCTCGAATCCAAAGTTTAATATCATCAATCTAAATCTCGTACACTTACCCTTATTTTCACAAACCCAACAAGGACAAAACATTAATTCAAACACGGTTAATGTACTTATTCTTAATGCTAATTCGTATCTATCTTTTTTATTACCCGCTTTCCACGAGTTAATCCAGTTTATCATAGTTTAGTTCTTTTATTTATTATTACATGTTTATCGGTGAGCATAACAGTATTGACTCTTATGAGTCGTTGTATTCTTACATCTATTTCCGTCAGCTTTTCTTTTTCTACACTTATATCTTTTAGGTGCTTTCTTTTGTTCTTCTTTTTTCTTTTCCTCTTTTTTCTTTTTTCTTTCTTTCTTTTTCTCTTCAGCTCTTTTTTCTTTAACAGTTTCTTTAGCCGCTTTTAATTCTTCGTCTTCAACACCAACACTCCATCTACTCCAACCAGAAGCCATAGCAACTCTTTGCCATATATCATGATTACTATTTAAAGCCTCTTCAACGTTGTTAGCTTTGTTAACAACTCTAGCAACAGGTATATTAGTTAATGCTTCAGTCCAATTGGCTGCAATAGATAGATTAGGATTTTCAATTCTAAAACCTATCTCCTTACTT